ACCAGTTGGAATAAGCTCTGCAACGGACATGTACTCGGGTTGCATCAAGTATCCAGTATCCTTGTTGGTCGTATCAGGAGCACAATCAGGATTCATGTTTACAATCGAAACAACTCCGTGATCTGACTGATAAAGCTCAACACTGAGTTTAATCTGAGCAGATTCGCCGTTGTAGTTTACGTTGCGGATAGAAGTTCCGGCACCATCACCATCTGGATCAAGGCGAGCAAAGTCGCTAATAACACGACGTAGAGCCGTATCGGCAACTAGCGTCAGGTTGTTTGATCCACCATTTACTCGGTAAATGGAAGTAATAAGGTTGTTAAGCACTGTTTCAGTAAACGTTCCAGTAGCGTGAATGGAAGCCGCAGGGGTGCGGTAGTCAGCCGGAACGTCAGACGGTCCAGCGGAGTCAATCCAGTCACCCAAACCACGAAGCTTGTAAACTGTTCCGGCACCATCTTCGGCACTGCGGTCATTAGTAGAGCAAATAGTAGCTTCGATGTCTCTCTTGAGCTCTCGAAGTGCCTTTGCTTCTGCTTGAGCAGTCTTTGCTGGACCTACGGATTCAACTGCGTCTTGAAGATCCGAGACCATGTAGTCTCTGCGGAACTTTTGAACGTAGTTGCCGAGGCGAGCGCGACCACTAAATTTATCCGTAAATGCAGTAACGTCAGAACCTTCAGCGGTTCCTGCGGTGCTAGGAGCGTCGAGTGAATCAACGGTCCATTCTACGAATGTTGCGTTTGCCTGCGTTTTAGAAGCAGACGAAAGGACTGGGGTTTCTTCGGGGGCCAAGATAGTTAGAATATCCGTTAGGTCCTCGCGATTAGAAACCGCCGCTCCTGGGTTTGTTGTATCGTATGTATTTGAAAAAGCCATTATGTTGTTTAGCTAAGTTTAAGTTATGCTAGCCTTGATGCTAGCTGTTTGGTTCTCATTTGAATAAAATCATCGTTGGTTCCGCTAGATTTGAATCTCGCTCCTAGGTCTTTTATGGCCTTAGAGGATCTGCTCTCTTGTTTTTCAGACTTGGCTGAAGTGGTTAGTGGACTAGGAGGATTGATCTTTGCTTTTTTGACAGTATCTTTTATTACCTTCCTATTGTACATGCTGTCTGCGGCATGAGCTAGAATGTATGGCATTCGAGCGCCGATCTTTGGTGAGCTTTTATAAAACTTTTGAAGATCTGGATGCCCAGCGATTTCCATAAAATGATTTCTCATCTTTTCGTCACCCCCGTCTTTAAGCCAATCAAACTCTTCAATTGCTTTGCGACCAAAGTCTGACTTGACTTTAGAAGCATGTTCTAGCGTTTGAATTTTTTTTAATTGGCTAGGGAGAAATGAATCTCTGGACTTGCGAGCATTTTTTAAAGCCGAGCGAACCTCAGCTTTTGTCATGCTTTTGCCTTCTACCTCTGCTACTTCTGCATTGGGTCCATAGTCGTCGGACTCAAAAAGGATGTCTTCGGCCCACTCGATAACTTCATTTATCTCATTTGCCTTTTCCTGTAATGTTTTAATATCGTTAATGTCGCTAAAAGGATTGTTTTTAACATCCTCTTTGGGACTTAACGGATTATTTTTAAGGGAATCCTCTAATTCTGCAAGTCGCTCTTCAGCTCCCTTGGCTCGCTTAGTCAGTTCGCCAAAACGGTCTACTGCTCTGCTACCAAGTGCCTTAGATAACTCCTTGATTTCGTCCTCGGACATTTCATCCAAGTTGAACTGTGAAAGAACATCTGGTGCTTCAGCTGCGGGAGCCTTTTCACCTGATTCTGAAACTTCCTCAGACTCTTCCCCTTCCGCCGGTTCTACGACTTCTGGATCTACCCGAGATTGCTCCAAGCGTTGGATTGCAAAATCCTCTGCTGATATATTAGTTTTTTCCGCAAGATTTGGTTCAGCCTCTGCTGGGGCTTCGATGATTTCTTCTGACATAATTACTCCACTCATTTACGCCGAGCGACGGCTGAGTTGAAGTATAGCACATGTTTTTATTGAAGGATTTCTTTCCAGCGAAATCTTACTGCTTCCCAGTTTCCTAGGTCTAGGGCATCATCTATTGCTATAATTTGACCACTAATTTGCTGGAGTCTTTCAGTTCCGGCATTACGCATTTCTTGTATGCAATCTTCTTTAACCAAATTTAATTGATTTAGATACAGGGCAAAGTGTTCGTTGTGGCCCAGTATTTCTATTTCTTTGTCAGCAAGCATTATTTCATTCCTTGAGTTTGGGCTCCACCCATTGTAGCTGGAGGAGTACCAATTTTTCCTATTTGTGCATTTTGGGCTTGCTGCATCGCAAACTGATATTGACCAGCATATTTTTGAAGCCTTTCAGCAAACTTTTGATCTTGCTGTAAACGTTGAGCAACATCTTCCTGAGATGCGTATTGCTGGATAATTTGCATAGCTGCTTGAGCACCATTAGGACGTGCTGGCACTTCAATGCCTGCATAAATTTTCGATAAATCATCAGTAATATTTTTTAGAAGTTTTTCTTGAGATTGTTGAGCTGGCTCCATAACCGAGTCAGACAAAACTGGATCAATGCTATTGGCAATTACACCAAGAAGCTTATCCATGTTAATCCTACCGTTTCGATCAAGTGACACCAAAGAAACTAATCTTTCTAGCTTTTTTTCTTGGGCTTCTGCATCTGAATTCATTACGTCGTAGCTAATGGTTACGTCGTAATTTTCGTCAGGATCTCCTTTTTCAAAAGATTGAGGGTCTGGAATTCCAGTAGCTTGAAAAAATATTTTGTCTGGTCCAAATCTTTGAAAACAACGATAACACAACGCCATTACTTCTCCTGCATGTTGCAAAAATTTGTTTACTAAAAACTGCCTTCTGATTTGAGAAGAACTAGATGCTTCGTCTAGGCCAACTAACCTGTCAGCTTGCTGCATCATGGTGTTTTCCATTTCTAGTGAACCATTATCAAACCTTGGTACTGGACCAAACTCAATGTCACCTGGTCGCCTTCTAGCCACCTTACGTCCTGGTCCCCAGTCCGTAGGTGCTTGCCCTACTGGATGAATTAACGGCGGAAGAGTGGCTAAAGAGTTGCGATCAATTCTAGAGTCTCTTTCAATTTTTATTTGATTTTGAATCCCCCTAAGCAAATCAGGAATTGTTAAAGTGTCGTACAACCTTTTACTGTCTTCAGACAGTTTAGATACTACGACTGGATAATTTTCGTAACCATTTAAAAGTTCAAATTTTGCATATCCAGGAGCAGTCTCGTCTCCGCTAAACTCTCTGTGAAATACAGTGCAATAAATCCCTTCAGATCCATCATCTGGATCAATAAGGCGTTGATAGCCATAAACAATTTCTACTAGCTCTTCAGCTTCATAGTTCATGTCTGTTAAAGAAATTGTTCGACGACCTTCTTGCTCCCTTTCTATGGAGTCAATGTTTACCCCACTATATTTTTCTATTACATAATCTACAAAGTCTTCGTCCCAGCCATCTGTTTTAACCTTAAGCCTAAGATCTTGAGCCGACAAATAAGTGCGGTAAAAACCATAAGGAGCACGTTGAGGGTCTGTTACATATGCTGGAAAAACCCAATCGCCGTCTGGTGCTAATGTTTTAACATCTGGAGCGTCAACTTGCCGTCGAACAATAGGAAGTTCTGCAAATCCGGTATCTCTTAGGCTTTTCATTGCCTTTCGAGCCCTTTTTTCGCTTACGTCTGAAAATGCTTGTTGCAATAAAGCTATAGCTGCTTCGTCGGACCCATTAGCAATTTGTTGTCCTAGTTGTGGATTTAGACGTGTTATTTCGTCAAGACCAAGACGTTGCAAAAAACTGCGGTCTTCTCTCCTCCAGCCAACATAGGTTATAAGTATTCCTCGCTCCAACAAGTAATTAGCACCTAGCTCCATTTCTTTCATGAAACGAGGGATATACCCGCTGCTAACCATCCATTTTAAAAAATTAGAAACAATCTTTGATTTTCCAATATCATTAACTTCGGTAGGAAACGCAACTATGTTTGAGGCCTGTAAGGCACTCATAAACATGCTGACCAATCGTGTAATTCGTTCGTCGATTACATGGCTCTCCATGTCGCTCGCCCCCTCCCAAGGAAAGGCGTCTGCTCCATGCTTTCTCAAATCCCTAGATTTTCCTGGCCACCAATTTCGCCTATCATCATATGCGTTGCGGCATAATTGGAAATAGGACTCTAGCTCTAGCGTAGATTGATCGTAAGCCTTTGCTAGAGCCCCAATGTCGGGTTCTTTCCCGACGTATGTTAATGAATCATTGTGCATCTATTTTTTTTCTTTGTTTGATTTGCTGTATGAGATCATACACATACTCCTTGTTTACGCCTATTCTATCACACAAATCAAGAGGAGTCATGGGAAGCATTTCTTTTCCCCTTGCTATTCTAATAAATATTTCCCAAGCAACAAACCTATCTATTTGTTCTTGAATCCAAACTTTGTCCTTAGTTATATCTACTTGCGGGGACGTATCTAAAACTTGATCCATTAACATCTATTATTTCTTCTATTGTTACTTTTTTACCCCTCATTTTATTGTAAAATTTTCTTGGGACCGCAGTAGCAACTTTTCTAGCAGGATTAGGTATTATTACATACATGTAATTAGGGTTGCGGCAATGACTGTGGACAACTCCTCTATGATGCTTTGGAACCGCCTCAGGGACATCCATAGAGTCAATCAGTATTGCTTGTCCTTCTTCGTCAATCCAAGTGTTTTT